GTCGGTCACCCCGGCCCGGCCGCCGCTGTCGCATCCGACGCGTAGTATCGCCATCCGCGCATTGGGGTTCAACGCCATGGGGTATTCGCGGAACATCACCTCCTTGAGCAGGATCTCCCAGTCCTCAAGATAGCTGCTCGGGTTGAGCGGCATCCTCTCGTCCTCTTCGTCCCTCCGCTCGGATTTCCGAAGAGAATAATAGTCGATGATCCAGACATCGCCGTCCACGCCGTGGCCCGTGATCATGACTTTGAAGCTGCGGCTCTGAACGTCCACCGTCGCGAGCAAGAACCTGACCCCATCGGGCACCGTGCCCTCCGGCCAGACCTGGGCTCGCTTCTTCAGCTCGTCAGGCGTCATCGTCCCCAGCACGCTTTGCGGCGTGTACGGATAGCCCTGGTCCGTATTGATCGTGGTCTTCAGCGCCTCCTCGGAGCCTGTGGCCTTCATGTCCGCCACGGCCTTCTCGTAGTTGATCACGAGCGTCTTCCAGTCGGCGAACGTGGCAGCGACGCCAGGAAGCCAGAAGGAGGCGATGTCGGATCGGAACGGCTTGCCGGTGATCGAGCCGTCCGCGTTCCAGGTCATGCCGTCCTTGATCCATTTGCCCCGGCGGTTCATCTCCCGCTTTCCGGGCACCGGCCCGCCCTCGTCGTGCGGGATCAGGCAGTGGCAATGCGGACATTCCATTTCCGCGCTCTCGCCCATCTCGATATGGTCGTCGCTTTTCACATATCGCAAAAGCTCGAAGTGCGGCTCGAACGGTGTGGAGCAGTGCGGGCACGGCCAATACCAGCGGCGGCGGTCGCCGCGATTGTAAAGCGACAAAATCCCCCGCGTCGGAGGGGCTTCGTGGGGCGTTTTCTTGATGTAGCGCGGGTTGTCAACGGAGAAGCCCGGAGACGACTCCGCCACCGTCATGGCGTACCGGCCGAATGTTGTCGTCCGCTTCCTCGCCAGGGCGAAGGGCTCGCCCTCGCCGTCCACGTCCTCCGGCATGCGGTCGTAGTCGGTCAGCAGCACGCGTGGGATGGGCTTGCCGCTAAGCTCGTTGATCGCCGGCCACGAGAGGGTGAGATACATCCCGCTGATGAAACGGATATCGAATAGGTTCTGCGCGTTCCGGCCGCCGATGAGCTGCTCGCGCACGGCGGGGCTGTGCTGGATCAAGCGACGCAGCCGGCGAATCGAGAAGTCCTTTGACGCGCTGTTTGAGATGCCCACGAGCATGGTGTCCGCAGGATCGCATTTCACTCCGTGGACGATGCTATTCAGCAGGATTTCAGTCTTTCCGCATTGGGCTGGCCCGGCGAAAATAACAGCCTTGAACTCATGCGCAGTCATCACCTCGCAAGGCTCGACGAGATAAGGGGTGATATCGTTGTCCCAAGGACCGACATATGATCCTACGTTGTTCAAGCGGCGATATTTCGCCGCCGCCTGGGGGATCGTCAGACGCTCCGGCGGCTTTATGCCGTTCGCGCAATCCACGACAACGGCTTCGAGGCTATCAAACATGTTACGCCTCCACCTCAAGGTCCTCCACGCCGAGTTCCGAGAGCAGCTTCTCGCGGTCGCTCGGGGTACGCTTCTCCTCCATCATCTTGACGAGTGCGTCGTAGAGGAGCTGCTGGAGGTTATCCGTCAGCCCGATTATCTGCTTGCGCTGCTCGTTGGTCAGGCCGACCGTGCGCTCAAGCTGCTCCGGAACCAACTGAAGGACGCTGCGCATGCGCTTGAAGACCTCGGCAAACACCGTCTGCACGTCGGACGTGCGCCACAGCTCGCCGCTCTCGCGCAAGAAAGCCTGCCGCGCCTTCATGCCCGCCCAGAAGTCCTTCATGACGAACGGCGGGAGGTCCTGGGGCCGCATCTTCGCGATGATGGCGGCCACATCGACCTTGGGCTCCATGAGGTATGGCAGCGCTTGCCGGAGCATATAGTATCCACCACGGCCGGTTACCCGTATCGGCTCGCACCCAGAGAGCCGCTGCGCGATCGTCTGCGTAGACATGCCCATGATGGAGGCCAGCCATGTGATGCTGACCCCGCGAATCACGGTGGGCGCGTCCATCATCGGGCCTTCTTCCGTCATATCCCCTGTCGGCCCCACGAGTTCTTTGGCTGTGTGGGACGTGGCGAAGGCCCGGTCCATGTTGCGCTTGGGATCGGCGTCGCCTTTCGGTTGCCGCCTCGGCTTCTTCTGTGGCGGCTGCACCTCCGGCTTCTTACCCAAAAGCTCATTCAGGGCATTCAGAGCGGCGTCGAGTTCGGCAGTCATAGCTCACTCGCTGATGTGGCGTCTCAAGCGGCGCATGATCCGCTGCTGAGACGCGTCTTTGTCCTGGAGAGATCGATAATTCACTTCGTCCACCGTACCGCGAACCAAGATGTGGTGGCCCATCACAAATAGAGCCTTCTGCCCGGATCTGGCAAGCCGGGCATTGAACTGCTGATAAAGCTCCAGATCGGTCGTCACGCCGAACCAAACACAGGTCGATCCCCCGCTCTGGAGATTAAGCCCATGCCCCATGCTCGCCGCGTGGCCCAGGCCGTGCTCGACTTTGCCTTCCTTCCAGCGGCGGATCACCGCAGCGCCGGTATCCATCAGCTCCGTGCCCTTGAACGCGGCCATGATGCGGTCGCGATCGTGCTGGTAGAGGTAGGTGGTCAGCACCGGGTTGCCCAACGACTCATGCAAGATCCGATCGAGCGCTTCGAGCTTCAAGTCGTGGAGATGATGGACGCCTCGGTCCTGGTCGTAGATCGCCCCGTTGCAAAACTGCATGAGCTTGCCAACGAGGACCCCGGCGTTTGACGCCTCGATATCGACGGTGTCGAAGTCCTCTAGATCGCGCTCACTGACTTTTAACGTCAGCAGCATGTCGCGCTTAAATTCCTGATACTGCCTGCGCAGCTTCGGCGGCAGGTCTATCCAGATCGGGTTCGGCTTGAACGCCGCGACTTTGATATGATCCTTCGCGAGATAGGAGGCCGCCACGTCCGATATCTTCTGCGTAACCTCCTTCACAGCGCCTTCGCGCGGATGCAGGCTGAAGCCGTTCCTGCCTTTGAAAAACCACTTGTTGTGGAAGGCGGTCTTCGTCCGTCCAAGGCGTTTGCCGAGATCGATGAGGTGGATCGGTGCCCATAGGTTCTGAAGCCCCTTGGGCGCGGGGGTGCCCGTAAGCAGGATGAGGCGCTTCAGCATCGGCCGGAGGTGGAGGAGCCACCCGAATTCCGACAGGCGGCCGGCGAACTCCGTCCCGTCCTGCCGCAGCCTGGGCTTCGTCTTTGGGCTTCCGGCGCGGAGCCGGCTGCACTCGTCATAGGCGATGGCGTCCCACTTAATGCGCCCGCGCAGGTGTCGGATCGCCCAGGTCAAATTCTCGCGATTGATGATATGGATAGGGACGTCCCGAGCCAGCGCCGCCACGCGCTCAGCCTGGGTTCCGGTGACGACAGAAAAAGGCATTCCCTTCGTGTGCGACCAGCCGTTGATTTCGTCCGGCCAGACGGTCTCGGCGACGAGCAGCGGGGCCACTATCAGCCATCGGCTTACCGTGCCCTCGCGCAGTGTGCGCCGGATCGTCAGCAGCGACGACACCGTCTTGCCGAGGCCGGGCTGGGCGAGCAGCGCGCTGTGGGGCACGTCGTAGGTGAAGCGCGCCATGTCCCACTGATAAGGGCGAATGTCATCCGGGGTCAGTAGGCGCATTTAGGTAGTCCTGTCCCATGCGGCCGCGACGGCGTTCAGCGTCGTCCATGCGTCGTGGTAGTTGTCGAACACGAACACCTGCAATCCGTGCTTCCGCATCTTCTTGTGCTCCTTGGCCTGATCGGGCCTAGGAATCTCGCCCCTGTCCTTCAGCTCGACGAAAGCCACGTATCCGTCATATCCGACGAGGAGATCAGTTGCGGTTCTCTTGCCGCGATAGGCAATGCGCCGGACGAACCATCCGGCCTTCTCCAGATCTCGGACCAGCCTATCCTCGAAGACGCATTCTGCCATGTCTCAATCCTTCAAAAAGACGGGGCTAAGGTGGCCGGCCGCGCGCAGTGGCATGCCCTCTGCCCATTTCGGCGGTTTGGTGAGGTAGCGGCGCAAGAGTTCCATAGCCAATTCGCCCTTCTTCTTTTTGTGCTCGGCGAGCACCTGATCATGCACATGCGCCACGACCACCACGCCCTTGTCCGAGGCCCGCTTCATTCCCGACGCCAGGACGTCGCGTGCGATCGCCTGCACCGCGTTCTCTATCAGCTTCCCTGGATGCGTGCTGAGCCGGAGCCACTGATTCTTCTGGATGCCCATGTAGGTGAGCGTCGGACGCTTCTCGCCCCACGGGGTCTTCATCTTCCGGATTTCCGGCTTGTAGTAATAGAGGCAGCGCCCACTGGGCAGCCGCATCAAAAGAAAGTCACCCGACATTTCGAAAGTTAATTTTCCTGCCTTGACTTTCTTTTTTGACTTTACGCACTGAATGGCTGCTTCGCCGACTTTGTACCAGTAGCGCACCGTCTTTTTATGCGTCCTACGCCAAATCTTCACGGCCTTCTCCGCTTGCGCGGGCGTCATTTTGATGCCCATGCCTAGCGCGTAGCCGATCAAGCCGGTTCCGGTAATCTCACCTGTTTTCTTGTCTTCAAACTCTTTTCCTGGTCCAAGCCCGTACCCGCATCCGAGCACGGCCGGCTTGCACATCGTGCGTTTGGTGCCGTCTCCCCGTTTGTAATCGTTGAAGAGCTGTTTGTATGAACCCCCGTACATGTGGACCGCGAACGCGATGTAGGGGTCTTTTCCCTGCCGAAAGACCTCCGTAATCATTGGATCGCCGGCCAGCCATCCGAGCACGACGTTTTCGATGGCCGAGAGGTCGATATCGACCAGGATCTTCCCGTCTTCCGCCTGGATCATAGGCCGGACGCAGGCCGACAGGTAATCGACGAATTGCGGGTATTTCGACACCAACTCGGCATACCGAAGCGTGAGGAGATCGGTCACGCACTGGATAATGTTTTTTTCGTACTTCTTGGCAGGTCGACTCAGGTTGTGGACCTGAAATTGACGAGAGGACCACCGCCCCGTGCGCCCCGCGCCGTAGAACGAAATGATGTGGCGGACGCGGTCGTCGGCGTCCATGATGCGATCGAGGGCGGCGAACTTCTGCACGCTGGTTCGGGAAAGCTCCTGCCGAATGTGGAGCGTTTGCATGACCTCACGCGCACGGTGCGCTTTGCGAGGGTTCTTGGCTTTGACCAGCTTCTCCCCGAACCGCTGCGCCTCGCGGTCGATGTGACCTTTCTTGAGGTCCTCGAACTTATATCCTCGGTCCTGTAGCCAGCCGAGGAGCTGGTCGCGCGAATTCGGATTGTCGAGGCCGGTGATCTCGCCGATCTCCTTGCGGAGACCTTTCGTGTATCGGGAATAGTATTTCAGGGCTTTTTCGACGGATCGGCGGTGAACAGGAAATCCGCGATCGTTAATCTCCTGATCGAGATACCAAAGCTCTGTCTCGTAGGCCGTCATCGGCCATTCCATCAGATAGTCCGCGATCGCCTCTTCCGCCACGCTGTCCTGGAGATTGTACCCCTTGAACTCTTCCCACTCCACGGGGTCGGTGTGGCGCGTCGCCCGCGTCCAGGGCTTATTCTTCGTAGGCTTCCGGGGGAAACAGAAGCGACGGATCAGGCTGTCGCCCCGGCGGTCTTTCTGCTTATCCACGGCGAGGCCGAGCGCCTCACCAGCCTTCGACAGCTTCCCAGGCAACGACCGCCCCATGGCGTGCGTCATGGTGCATCGCCACTGGTCGATCG